AAGCTATCTTTGCTAAACCAAACCAAGCCATATGTTAGTACCAGGTTGCTTTAACCGGTTTTTTGTCAGCACGCATTCTTTTTGTGCCTCTGACAGTAACCGTTTGAGATTCTTCGATGTTAGGGACTTCTTTTGTGATATTAACGCCACCAGCTTGGTAACCATCTTTACCAACACCTAAAACTTTTTCAGTTTTAACGTCTTTATTCATAAAAGTTTGTCCTCTTTGCCAATCTTTTCCCATAGTTTACTCCTTGTGTTAATTATACCTATTTTTTTTTAAAATTTCTACCAAAATCGTGTCTTTTACTTTGGTCTGCCATTTGTTGTTTCGCAATAGACACTCCTGCACGTAAATGAGCTAGTTCTTCGTTCTGTTCAAGCTTTTCATCGTGTTGTTGATCATTCATTAGAGCTTTCATCTTGTCAAGATTCAATCTTTCTTCACCTTCTTCCTCTTTTCGCTCATTTTCCATTGCTCTTAGGTCCACTTCTCTAGATTTTATCTTCAATAATGGATCACCAGCAAATTCACCTGTAATTTTTTCTTCTTCTTTAGCATAGTCTTCTTGCATTTCAGCCACTAATTGCGCTTTTCTAGCTTCAATTTGGTTAGTTAGTTGTTGAACTCTTTGTTGCTGTTGTTGCATCTGTGGATTTTGCATCATTCCTTGTCCCATAGCTGGATTCTGTGCTCCCATTTGTTGCATTTGTTGTTGGATCATTTGTAATTCTTGTAATTCTTCTACAAACTCGATTTGAACTTGTTCTTGAGCCATTAAACTAATGTGCTCTAAAATATTTTTCTGTAATGCAGCCATAACCATAGGATTATTCTGTACCATATTCAATCTCATAAAATTTAAGTGCGCGTCAATGTGCGCTTTATGGTCTTGACCTGGAAAAGCTTGGAATGGTTTTTGTGACATTGACATAATATGTTCTAATGCCGGGTCCATTGGTATTGGTTGTGGAGGTGGTGGTAAAATTGCATTTACATTTTTCACACCCAGCGCATCATACATAGATCTATATGCTTGATATAAATTATGCATCTGAGGATTTGATTGCGCTAGTTGTAATTGACTTTGCGCTAAAGATATTCTCTGTGTTTGAGAGAATATATTAGGATCAGCAACTGGTAGAATATCTATTCTATCATCAAAGTCTTGCATTTTAACTTCACGTCTCGCACCTGGTACATCATAAGGATAAACCGGTGGAAGATAAGTTTTAAATACTTCTGCTAATAATTTGAATTCTTGTTTTAAACCTACATACAATCTTTTGTGAATAGCTGACATTACTCTTGAACCTCTTTCAAGTAACGCAACTGTCGTACCGACTGCAGCTTGTTGATTCATATCGCCAACTTGCATATCAGCGATGGCCGCGAATCTTTGTCCCGCATCAACAACTATACCCATTAACTGAAGTAAAGTTTGATCCGGTCCTTTGAAAGGTAAAGTCATAAACTGATCTTTAATATTTCCGCCAGGCGCATCTACATCTCTAAATTCTCCAGGTTGTAATGGCTGTGCATCGTCTCTAACTCTAATACCTCTAGATTTAAATCCAGCTGGTAAGTTAGCTAAAGTTCCTGCATCAAGTAATTGTCTTAAAGCGGCTGTTGCAGTTCTAGTTAAACCACCAATCATATGAATTAAACCAAAACCATAAAAACCAGTTCCTGGTAAAAATTTAAACTGAACAAAATAATCTTTTTTCTTTTTAAGAGGATCTTGTTGTGAGTAGTTTCTTCTAATGGATAAAATATCCTGAGTCGATTGTGCAATAGTTACAATGTAAGGGATTTTAATTCCTGTTGGTTCTCCATCTTCTCCAACATCTTCATAACCATCTAAATCTAAATCAGTATGGATTTCAAATAAAGTATATTGATCTTCTTGACCATCTTTAGAAATTCCTTCTAATTCTAATTTTTTATCTTCCAATTGATTTTCAGTAACTGGAGGTTTACCTAATTCTATGTCTCGATAAAATCCTGAAACTTGTTGTTTTCTTAATTCATTTTCTGAAACTTTAATAACGTGTACAATAGCTTCCGCATCTTCTAAAGAATTTGCAGAGTAAGGTACAATTAAATCATCAGCTGGAACAAATTTAGAAACGGCTCTTCCTAAAAGGTCATCATAATAAACTTTCTTAAAAGTGGAGCCGCTTAGAGGGAGGTAAAATAACATTTGGTCAAATTCTGGTTCATATTCTTTCATCTGATCCATAATTTGCCAGTTCATAAAATCTTTAACACGTTTGGCTTGTTCTTCTTTAGGAACGTTTACATCTCCTAAAATTTGGGTTCTTACTGGTCCATCAGCCGGGAGTAACTCTTTATAAGCCTGCGCTTGAAATTGCGTAACTGCTTCTGCAAGAACCGGGTGATTGACACCAGAAGCTCCACGAAATGGTTCTGTTCGTCTTTCATATTTAAATCCTAATAGTTCTAATCCGTTTCTATAAGTTTCTTCCCAGTCACCTCTAGATTCTTTGTATTCTGTATATTGATCGAAAAGTTTATGACCCAATGGTTCTAAAACATTATCTGGCATTGTTTCGGCTAAATTAGCAAAATGATCTTGTGCTGGATCTATCTCCGTTGCAGTAGGATCAAAAGAAACTTCTGCTCCTCCTGTTTCATCCATTGCAATTTCAACTGGACCTGTAGGCGTATCTACAACTTCAGCTTTTTTTTCTGTTTCAATTACTGCTTCTTCAGGAATTGCGTTAGGGTCTATATTGGGTAATGATTTGTCTATTTCAGCCATTTTGCTATTCTACCTTCTTTTAAATAATGATTCAACACCTGACTCGCTAATATCAGGTATTTCTATTACTGTCAAACTTACATCGGCGCCATCTTTAATATGACCTCCCTTGGCGTTTTTCTTACGCCCCTTAGGATCAAAATTACTCAACTCTACTATTTCTTCTATTTTTCTATGTCCCTTAGGATCTGTCTCTTTCATAAATCTTGCAAATTCTTCTGCCACATTTGGATCTGAGATATTAATGGTTCCTGTGTTTTTAATTCCTTCTAAAGTCTTAGTAGGTTTAGATAAATTTTTATTCTTGATATATGTAGCTCGGTTTTCACTTAAAGCTCTATAAGCTTCATCATAAAGATCTACTTGTTGTCGTTGAGTTAAATCATCAAATTCTTTTCCAAATCTTTGTTCTGCTAAATCATCTGCAAGAATTTGTGCATCATATTTAAGATCCCCCGTGTAACCCGGAGATGCATTTTCTATTGCATCTTTAATAGGATCTTTTGGTCCTCCTGCTCTTTTGGAACCACCCGCTGCTTTATAGTCAGCAAACATTGCTGCTTCGTACTCTTTGGCATCTATTAATGCTTGATCCAGTTCTTTTACTGTATAACCAGGTAACCCACCGTCGGGATCCATTAATTCTTCATATTTAGTTTCAATTTCAACTTCTGTAGGTGGTCTATTTGGATCAGAAGCTTTATAAATATCTCCATCAACTACAACTTCGTCCGCTTGGTGAATTGCTCCTTTTCCAAACTTACCTCTAATAGTTTTAAGCGCGGCCATTAATCCTCTCGGCATTCCACCTCTCCACATTCCAACTCTTCCACCTGCTGCGTAACCTCTTTTCATTTTAATCCATTCTTCTAGACTACCAACACCGCCTGTAATTTCTTCATTAACATCTTTGTAATAATCAACATCATCACCCATTCTATATACTTCTTCAGATTCTATTAATTCTTTTCCAGCTCTAGGCATTTCTATATCCGTTGAAATTTCAGCAGCGGCTCTACTTCCTCTATCAGTTTCAAAATATACTGCCGTATCTCCTGTGCCGACATTTAAATCCACATTAATATCAGGTCTGTCGGGGTGTTTGTAAGTTCTAACTCTATCCGACTCACCAATAATTTTTCCTTCATCCATAACTCTTTTTATAACCGCTTCGTAAAACTCAATTCCTTGTTGCATTGTATTATCTGCGGCTCGGGTAATTCCTTCGCGGACAGCGGCTGGTTTAAATATGTTTATATATTTGCCGATCGCGGGCATTGAAGCCAGACCAATTAATCCTTGTATAAAAGCTCGTCTATTCATTTTTGTTAAATAAGTTGTATATCATACCTTCTTGGTTTTGATAGTTTTTGTAAGCATCATATCCCGTTAGTCCTAAAGATAATGCAAGTCCTGGTAATCCTAAAAATCTTGAAGCTCCGGCAATCATTCTTGGACTCATTCCCATTCTTAAAATTTTACTTGTCATTCCAGGTCTAGCTTTACCTACATTACTTAAATCAAAATAACCTTTGGCAGCTTGACCCCAAGTTTTTTTGGGTGCGTCTCTAATAACTCCTGCGCCTTTAGATAAAGGTTCCATAAAAGTTAATCCTAAAGCTGGACCAAATGGATCAGTTAATACATCGGTCATTGTTTCACCTTCTTCTAATCTTTTAGCCGCAAACGGTGCTTCGAATAAAGCAGTCATTGCTGGTGTACCAAAAGTTGTTAGAACAGGTTTTAAAGCCCCAGTAATTCCTAAAGCAGATCTTGTTCTGCCTCTTCCTAACTCTCTAGCTTTTTTATAAGCTCCAGGAATTTCTTGTGCAGAAAAACCTATAGACGTTCCGGCAACAGTCTTGACTGGGTTATCTTTAATCCAATCTGTTAAAGTTCCTTGACTTGCTTTGTCATCATTTAAAGGATTAACAAATTCTCCTAATTCTTTATTATAAGTTAAAGCTCCAATTGTTGCTGCACCTGCAACAGCTCCTGCTGCAATTTTTCCTGGTGTTCCAAGTTTTGGAAAAAGACTTAAAGCTCTTTGAGCAAAAGTTTTTAATTTAGGATTATTAGATTGTGAAATTTTATTTAAAGTTTCTTCGGGAGCGTTATCAAAAGCAAATTCCATTTGTCTTGCACATCCACCTCCAACTGTTCCTCCTGATGCCTTTCCAAAAATAGAACAGATGTTATCTTGATTAGTAGTAGCTTTACTTACTAAATTTTTTTTAACCTGATTAGTAAATAAATTTATTATTTGGGGAGGGGCTTCCATAGTTTTTAAAGTTTTAACTATTCTTGGAAAAGATCCCGTTTGAGTATCAAATGCTACATCTCCGCCTGCAGCACCTATTTTACCTATGTTTGGTAAATCAACTCTAATGTTTCTTTTCTTTAAAATCTTGTCTAAATTTGCTGCAGTTTCTTTATTGACCCCTTTTTTAAAAAAATTTGTTAACTGTGCACCCACAAAAGCTCTGTTAAATTGTCCGGGAGTTATATTAACATTTGTAGCAAATCGCCCTCCGGGTTTTTTACCGGCAACTGGGTTAATATCAAACAAATCAAATAACTGACCCTGTTTTGCTTTTTCTAAATAATAAGCATTAGGTTTGAATCTCGTATAAAACTTACCTGTCTCTTTGTCTAATCTTAAGGCCATCATAGCTTTAACATTTTTACCAAAAGGTGTTGTATTAATTAAATTAGGTTTATTTTTAAAATATTTATTTATTTCTGCTATGCCGCCTTGAATAGCTTTAATGTTTGCTTTGTCAGCTTCACTAGAAAGCTTTGTTACGGCCTTTACATTTTTTGTTCTTGTTCTTTGTCTTTTAATTCTTGATAATTCAGGATCACCCACCGGTTTAAAATCTGAAGTAAGTCTTTTATTTAAAGCTGTGTCTGCGGCTTGTTTGGTATCAAAATATTTAACTCCAATAAACTCTTCTGGTATTTTAGTATTTTTAGCGCCAGGAGTTGCAAAAACAATTCTGTATTTTGCATTTTTAGGAATATTTGGATTTTGTTTTCGATCTAAAGAAGTTATTTCTCTAACTACATTATGTATTTTTCTTGCTTTTGGATTCTCAAATTTTTTTTGCTCTAATGTACTTGCCAAATCTGTTTTAGGAATTTTTTTAACAATATTATTTGTTCTAGCCTGGGTAAGTATTCTTCCGATGACACCTTGATTTATATTTAATTTATTTTCTTTTAATAATCTTTCAGCAATTTTATTAGAACCTATTTTTTCTTCTTCGTAAAGTTTAAGAATTTTTTGAATTAAGTCTTCATCTAACTGGCCTGTATAATTAGGGGTAAAGTAAGTAGAAAATACTTCTTTAATTTCTTGTATGGTAGCCACTATCCCCTCCTAGTGAAGAGCGAAGCTAGACCCCCGTTAGCGTAACCTATACGACCCCCATCGGCTACTCGAGTGTTCCAGTTCGTTAAGCTATTAATAAGATTTAAACCTTCATTATTTGACCAACTTCCTACTTCAGCTGGACTATAGCCGTGCTGTTCTAAAAGAGAATTTTGGCTTGCAGTAAAAGGACTTGCATCAACAAATCTCTCGTTAAAAATATCCATATCACTTGGGACATCTACATTTCGTTCTTGTACGGAATCATATGAATAAGGTCGCTGCCACGCTTCTGCTTTAAAAGGATTCCCTGTGTCTTTAAATTCATATGAATCATAAACTGTTCTTGGATTTAATTTATCTGATCCTTGGAAAAGTTCTTTGAACCCTGGAGTCATAACCGCTTCTCCAGTAGCGGGATGAGTATCATACCAAGTACCTATATCATTAGGATCATATGTTTGAAGACCGGTTTTTGCTGCAGCTTCTTCTGCAGCAAGTTCATTTAATATTTCTTGATCCCCTAATCCAGTTACTTCAATATCTCCTTGTGTCCAAGGTCCATATGCACGTGTATTTGGAGTTACTGTTTTTGAAAAAGCAGTATCTTGAATTTTTGCATCGGGATCAAAATCTAAAGCTGCCGGATGAGTTCCGCCTAAACCTAATTTATTAAACTCAGTCATATCTTTAGGTTTTTTAAATTTGTTAATTGCATTTGCAATAAGCCCCATTATTCCAAATGGCATTGCGTCTCTTGTATCTCCAAATTTTTCATAATCAGAATAATATCCAAAGTTAGGTCCTCCTGGAGTACCTTTAGTTCCAAATTTAGGTTTACCAAAAAAAGCAGGCATTCCTTTTATTCCTCTATAACCAGGAGCTCCTCTACTAAATAAATTTCCCCAGAAACTTGGAGTACCATAAGATTTGTAACCTGAACCTATGTATTTATCTTTATACCCGCCTCCAGGCTGTTTAACTTTTACATATTCTGGTACTGCATATTTTCTAGTCTTTGGACCTGTCTTAGTTGTTTGACCAATATTTTTTTGACCGGTCAAAATACTTCTCATATGCTGATCGTGTTGGGCTTGTCCTTGTCTACTTCGTCCTTGTGGACTTCTATCTCTAGTGTAATCTCCTTGAGAGTCTAAAGACATAATTCCATCTGGACCTGTATTAGGACCATTCTTTAACGAGCCGTGTAAATTCTTTTTAAGTAATAAATCTTTTTCTGCTTTTGTAATATAAGCTAGTTCTGTCGATGGCGCATCCGGACCTGATTTCCATTTAACTGGAATACCACTTACAGTCTTCTGAGCGCCTAAATAATTTCTTGCAGGTTTACTGCCGCCTTGCATTTCATATTTCATTCTTTTATCAACCGTCATTATACTAATCCTCCAGTTCTAAACATCGGTACGTCCGCTGTCGTTAGTTGCATAATCTCATCTACGTAGTTTTCCCAAAACGTCATATCGTATTTAATTGCACTAGATTCTATTTCCTGTTTGAGCGCTTGTATAAACGCATCGGGATCGGTTCTATAGTTTTTTTGGTCGACAAATTTTAAAATTTCATAACTTTTCTCTTCACCTACCAATGCATCTAAATCATCCATTACAGAGTAATAAATCTTGTCGTTAAGACGGCTCGTCATATCTCCAAAATCGTCTCTACCCATTGGTCCTTCACTGTATTTATATCTATCATCACCTTTCCACCACCTTGGTCCTTTATCTAATTTCATTTCATCAAGTTCTGATAACACTTCTTGTTTTTTAGTTGTGTCTGCTACCATCTCCGCGGCTCGCGCTACGCTGGTCGCGGATCGTTTGCCTTCTGCAATATCTCCGCCGGACCCAGTTACAATTTTTCTAATATCTTTGTTTTCAAAATCTTTGCCTCTCATCTTTCTTATAAATTTTGCATAGTCATCTCTTTGAGCCCAGTTTTTAATAATACTTTTATCAATGGGTTTTTCAGAAGCTATAATATCATCCATATGAACTGGACTTGGAATTTTTGTAAATTCACCACCTGGACCACGATTGTATCCACGAAACTCTTTAGGAATCATTGAACCGATGCCTTGTCCACCTTTTTCTATTTCTAGTAATTCGTCAAAAGTTTCATCACCTCTTAGCTTTGTGCCAAGTTTTTCTTCCATTGCTGCATAGTTAATTTTACCAGGTCTTACAGAAGGTTTATTTACAATTTCCCCTTCATTTAAAAAACCTTTGAAGGCATCAGGAGTTGTTACATTGCTTGGTGCAAATTCTATGAATTCATTTTCAATAATAGCTCTCTCACCCGGGTCAATAGTTTTTCCACCAGTTTGTTTAAAATACTCGGAAACAATGTCCTGCATTTTTAACTTACCAGCTTGAATGCCCGGTCGTGCTGCTGTTAAAATTCTTAATAAAAGTTTACTCGCCATTAGTAATACGTTCTCTCCATTTGCGGCATTTTCTTTTCCTTATAGTCTTCAGGGTGAACCACAAAGCCTCCCTGTCGGAATCTCATTACCGCTTGTGTTGTACTGTCCACCAAATCATCGTGATCTCCATAAGGAAATGATGCACACTCTTCTATAACCTCTTCTGCGAATTTTTCATCGGGCGCCCAAATGATTCCCGACTCGAAGAGCGGAGAAACGGCGTTTACCCTAGCGTGTTTATCTTGACCTTTGCTAGGAGTGTAATTTATAACAGGAATACCGATTTTACGCAACTCATAAGTCAAAGGTAATCCAGCAGCTTTTGCTTCTATGATAACCGTCTCAGGATTCCAATATCTGTATTGCCGGAAGGCTTCTTTCCGGAGTTCTGGAAATTCTACACGTTCCTTATAAGAATCTAACAGGATTAAATTAGCAGGACTGTCTTCATTAGGATAAAAAACACCCCAGGTGGTGATAGCTGTAAAGTCGGCTGTTTCTTTTTTTAAATAAGCAGTATCGTAAGATTGTATGACGTGTTGTAGAGGAGGAATGTAAGGTTTTTCCCAAACTTTCCACCATTCCCTCTTAATTAAGGAACCTTCT